TGTTATTTCTCCTTAATTTTGGTAAAATGGGTACAGAAAAAGAAAACATAACCTTGTTGGTTTGTTTGACTGTTAGTGTGTTTTCTATTTTCTGTGATGCACAAGCTCTATAATCTAACTTTGGCGAGGGAGATTATAGGGCTTTTTTGTTGCTTATTTAACTTTGACTTTCATTTCTCCATTGAGTTTTTGACTTGCAATAGCACTGCCATCATCCGCTTTAATATGAAACATCGGATAGCGTTCATAATTGACATTGTTAATTGCAGCCCAAACATTGAAAGCCTCATGTTCTTTGGCAAGCATGCCATCGGCGAATTTTTGTAAATCGGTTTTATCATAGTATTTATAATCGACAGGTACTGACATATACAAAATGGTATCACGATTATAAAAACCATATTGACTAATATCTACACCTTTTTCTGTCAAATCGTTTTGGAAGTATTCGATAAAGCTAGCCATTTGATCGGCGGTAACATCTTTAGGTCCATCTGAAGAACTTGATTCTTTAGTTTCGCTTTTAGATTCTTTTTCTTCGGAAGAGCTTGATTCTTTTGAAGCCTTCTCCTCACGTTGTGGGTTAGACAAGTCTGAACTACTGTTGGTTTTAGTCTTGGTCTTGGTTTTGGTTTTCGGCTTAGAAGAAGACGTTTGGACAGTCTTGACTGGTTCTGTCTTTGTTTCCGGGGCAATACCAGTTATTTCAAAAAACTTACCAAGTACAGCCAAACCTAATATGACAACAACCCACTTTTGCCAACGTTTTAAATTTTTCCATTTACTTAACATTTTCTTAATTCTCCTTTAGTTTCAAATATTCATTTTTTACAAAAGTCTCATCACAAATAGTGGTGAGATTATATTTTTCCATAAAGTGGACGTAGTTGAAGTCGTCCAGGGATTCGTTTTCGAGCAATCCACGGATCATGTCTCTATTAGCTTGAGCTTCATATTTCTCACGCAGGCGCTCGTAGTGTTTAGGATTGTGTTCTAGGTGCCCTAATTCGTGCAGAATGACCTTTAAACGTCTTTCGGCAGGTAAATCCCTATTGATGTAAACCACACGGTTAACAGGGTCTAGAAACCCATCTCGAGACCACTGGCTAGAGTCGAACTCACAAAGAGACACATTGAATTGCTCAAGTAATTCTTTTTCAGGCATAGCTTCCTCGTATCGGTTTCTATAAAAAACAAAAGAGCCAATTCAACAAACGAACCGGCCCTTTTTAGACGTTTTGTTCCCTTACACTTGCGCACGCACAAGCCATAGGGCGCTGAACTTAATCAGTCTTCCACTAAAATTAGTTTACAAAATGTTTTACTTACTGTCAACGATTTTATAAAAAAATAGTAAACGTTTTAACCAGTTCCGGTGTTTTTTGTTTTCTGTTTTTCTGTAATGCATATCCTCACACTCAAAGATGGCCGGAGAGCGTGGGGGGTGAGTTGTTTCCAAAATGGAAACAGTTGATTTTTTACTATTGTTCGTTGTAAAATAGTGATGAAAGGTGGTGCAAAAATATGTTTTCTTTTTTTACTCACATCAATCAAGAGCGTCAAAAGATGGAGCAGTCTAAAAAAGAAATGGAATTGCGCCACAATGAATTTGCTGATAGAGTCCGCATGGATATTAAAGTAGGCGAGGAAGAACTTGATTTAAAAAGAGAGTGTTTTAATCAGCGCTACGGACATCTATTTAGTCCTCGAAATAAATAGCAATAGGTCTTACTAGGTGGTCATCCTTATCTATCATCCCAAAAGAACCGAGTATAATATTTAAAATTGTTGTTGGAGCGTATTTTAACATCAAGTTACTATCTTCCATATGTGAGAAGTCGCTAGGTATTTGTTCGTCAAAAGTTGATGAGCAGATACCTAGCATTTTTATTTTTCTCTTTCCAAATTGCATAAAACTTAGTTGGACACTTTGAACTCTAAGAAATTCAAGAGGAAGTATACTGAATGTATTGCTGATTTTGATCAGGTTTGTTTCAGGTAATAATTTTTTCAAGTAAACCGACATGTGTTTTATCGTTTCAAAAATATTCCAACCGTTTGTCGATAAAGATTCTTGAATTTCTTTAGCTCTACGCAGATGTTTTTCTTTTCCTTTTATTTTTCCGTATTCTGACTTCAGCGCTTTGAATTCATCATACTCAGGAAGCAGGAAACCTATTTCTTCTAAATCACTTGTTTCGGCTAATTGTTCAAAATTAAACACCGTCAACTCCCCAGATACAGAAATTAAGTCACCATCTTGGTAATCACTATGTTTTATAAGATTTTTCGCCTCAAGACCAGTGATAAGCAAATCTAATGAATAATCATCAAGAGCGGTTTCTACTAGATTTTTATTTGACTTAGAAAATACAAAGTTGTAACTATCAACATTAGTGCTAGAATAGCCTCCTGTTGCTTTTAATAGAGCAGAGAGGCCAACGTCACTAGATATGGTTGTTTGCTCTGTACTTCCTTCAGTTTTAGCGTCGCTTTCTCCATCTTCATTAACCAATTTTGTGACCAACCCAGCGTTTTGCTGAGCGAGCAGAGAGTTAACTAAATTTGTGTCCAGATAGATTATCTCTTTCATTCTCAATCCCCCTTACTACTCATATATCCCGCAATGATGCCACGGATAGCCCGCTTATCATCCTCGGACAACGGTTTACCGTCGAACATCATGGCGTTGTCAATGATTTCGTCAATGTCGTGGGCGTTGGTTGGTTGCGGTTGTTCTTTCGTCATAGGGACATCGTACCCCATGAGCCATGCTTCAGATACCCCCAACGTTCTAGCAAGTAGCACTAACTTTTCTTGGTCTGGTGTTGATTTTCCATTGATGTATTGAGACAAAGCACTCTTTCCAAGTTTTACGCCCAATTCCTTTTGATGCACTTTCGAAAGGGAAATTACGTCAACTTGCTTTAAATTTCGTTCGTTCATCACTTGTTGCAAGCGTGTAGCAGTAGTATTTTTCATATTCTTTACCTTTTTCCTTTATGGATTCATTATATAGTAGAAAATACAAAAGTTCAAGAAAAAATAAAAAAAAGTTCAAAAAATTGAACAAAACTGTTGACAAATAAAAAGAGAAGGATTAAAATAAAACCATAAAGTTCAAGAGATTGAACTTAGAAAGGAGAACTCAATGAGATTTAACTACGCTAAATTAAAGGGTCGTATTAAAGAAAAATACGGGACGCAAGAAGCTTTTGCAAAAGCTATCGGCCTAACTCCCTCAAGGTTTTCATTCAAGATCAACGGGAAAGCGAAGTGGAAACAAGACGAAATTGTAAAAGCGGTTGAACTATTAGAAATCTCACAAGATGAGATAGTTGAATATTTTTTTAACTATAAAGTTCAAGAACTTGAACTAAATAATTAAAATTATGAAAGGAACAAACATGAAACCAAAACGATATCCGTATAGTGGGAAATCAAAAACCTCAACTATTGAAATAGTCAAGTCTTGGAAAAATATCTATTCAGACTTTATTGTCAAAAGCCAAAAAGAACAAGAAAAGTCTGAACAGGAGTTGGATAAAGCTATTCATGAGCTTTATCAGTAATATCATTGAGAATTTTAGTTGCCTTTTGATTAGCAAGAACATCCACTTGCATATCCTTGGCATTTAACAACTTCTCAATGACATCTATAACAGCTGGCGTCGCAACTTCAGCTGGATTCTTCTCAATGAATTCGGCTATTAGGTTGTAACTAACCTGCTTTAAACTTTCAAAGTCGTTCATAGAATTTTCTCCTTTCCGTAATGTTTGACTTGCGATTTTCATAAGGAGTAGAGAAGTCTTATTCAACCGTTTGTCATGAATCAATTATATCAGAAAGGATAGAATAACACAATATGTTGTGTTATCAATACAATCAAACACTATATATTGTGTTTTGGGATTGAACATGAAAAAAACTTTAAGCAAGTTACTTATTGACAGAGGAATGACAGTCACAGAGTTAGCCGAAAAGACTGGTATCAGCTATAACACGTTGATGAACATCGGAAAGAGAGACCTTTCTTTCAGTAGAATGGTGAAAATCGCTGACGCTTTAGATGTTAGTTTAGACGAATTCAGAAAGGATAATACATGAACGAAATAGCAACAAATGATTTTGATTATTCCTTGCTCGACGTAAAGACAAAGGAATTTCTGGAAGAAAGTGCCAATATCATTTACGGCATTCAAAGTAAGAGCGCTTATGAAATAGGGAAGCAACTTGCTAAAGCTCAAGAAAAACTTGCGCAAAACAGATACGGGTGTTTTGAAGAATGGTATAGAAGCCTTGGTTTTAAAAAAACCAAAGCCTATGAATATATCAATCATTACAATTTCATTCGTTCGCAGAGCGAACAATTAAATATTGAAAAATTCGAAGAACTCCCTCGGAAACTGCAAGCGGAAGTGTCCAAACCATCTGCCAACCCAGAGGTCAACCAAGCAGTATTCAACGGCGACATCACAACTCATAAAGAATATAAAGAGCTTGAGCGTCGTCTCAAACTCAAAGACCAAGCGCTAGAAGCGGTCAAGGGAGAGTTGGAACGTGTCAAACAAACCAAGACTACTGAAAAGGTGATTGAAAAGGAGATCATTCCAGACGATTATACAGCTACGCAAGAACTAAATAAACAGCTACTAGGAAAGAACAGAGACCTAGCGGACGAACTTGATTCGGTCAAGAGAAGTCTAAGGCTCAAAACGGCTTCTTACGAAATGCTTGAAAAAGAGACATCCGAGGCAATCGCCTTGAAAGAATCCATCGAACACTTACGAGCTGATAAAGAGAAATTAGAAAACAGTGTTTCTAACATCTTTACACTCAGTAACCTAGTGTCAGAATTCGAAGATTTCTTTGATAACAAGATGGCACCGCTTAGATTTAAAACGCTTATTCAAGGGATTGGCAAGGATGCTCAGATTGAGAAATTAAGAGACATCTTAACACTCACAGAAAACTGGATTGATGAAATGAACAAAATCATTCCAGAAAGTGGAAGAACAATCATAGAAGGAGAAATCATCAATGAGTAAGAAGAACAAGAAAAAAGAAAATTTGCTTGCTGAAACAGTCGAAATGCAGAAAAGACAAGCTATGAATCTTGTTGCCCAAAGCACTGTTAACCAACAACTTTTGGAAGAAGTAATCGGAATCAAGGAAGAAATGGACAGAAATGTTAAAAAGACAAATCAAAAACTCACTGACATTGAGTTGCTGGTTGAAGAAGTTAACAAGAAAGTTCACATCGACGACGGTGAAGCGACTAAAATCAAGAGCATTGTCTTCAGCAAGGCCGGTGTTTTTGCAGACATGTACTTCAATGAGCAGGAAACACACCCTAGCGACAACTTGTTCGCTTCGAAGAAAGGTCAGTTTATCCGCTTGATGTACTCACGTTTGAAGAAAGCATTTAACGTGACTAAGTACACAAATATCAAGCACGTTGATGCTGAAAATGCAGTGCAATTCTTAAGAAACCTATCTTTCGACGATTTCACACCGTTTGAAATTCGTGAGACACCAAAACAAAAAGAGCTTATCGCTCTTGAAAACGGATTGAAAGAAATCGGGTAACGCTTATGGAAATCACCTACAAACCAGTCGGAGTTAACGAGACGGCTGAGTGGGGAGACTATGATCACCTCATGCAGCGATGGGAAGGGCTAGGGAAGTCGATGGCAAAGAACCTCATTCGAGAAATGAGGGACAACAAAGATTTTCGAGACTATGTATTCAACCCAACGCACAAACTGGTTTTCATCAACTATGAAGGGTTTAAGTCCTTCATCGAGTGGAAAACTAGAAACAGATTCAAATAATATCAACATCCCAACCGTAGCAGTGAGCTAGCGAAGCGAAAAAAATAATTATCCTTTTTTAAACAATATCAACAAAAAGCCTACCAAGTGGCTAGCAGTAAGTACGTAAACATATCATTAACGATGACTCCTAAATTTAAATGCTTCGTTAGCTTGTTGGTGCGGTTGGGATAGAAAGGAAACAACAATGGAACAGTTTTGGGTATTGCTGGGTATGACAGCAATTATAGGTTCGCTCTTATTCGCAATTTGGCTCAATCATTTCCTGTTTGAGATTGCCCCTTTTGTCTGCGCTTGGGGACGTAAAAATATTTCAAAATTATGGGATAGATTAAAGCGAATAACGAAACAATAGCCGTAGCTAAAGTGAAAACTTCTTCAGTTAGCGTCATAGCTAAGGAAACCGTGAAGGCTAGTGTAGTGTAGGTTGTCGCAAAAAGCTTTGCAAACTCTTCTGCATACCTTCGAATAGAGGAAGCAATTATAAAATACAACAACGAAACGAGAACCAAAATCATTTCAAAGGATAGAAAAACTACAATAAATGATTTTATAAAATGAAGCCAATCGTACTTCTTAATGATATTGAAGTAGCTGTCTTCTAGCCAGTTATTCCCAACGGAAGCGGAATAAAACACAAAGATTTTAACGACAAGCATAGCGAGAGATAAAGCAAAAACAATAGTAGTTAAAATGCCAATCAGTTTCAAAAAAATATTTAAAAGTTGTTTTATTAATCGTTTCATCTTAAATCCAATCTATTTTTTAAAACCATTTTATCAGAAAGGAATTAACAATGAAAAAACTATTTAGCTGGATTTGGTCAAAAAAACAACCACAACAAGAATACTTCTTCGAGCCAGTATGGACGCCACGAGAAATTAACGACCAGAAATATGAAGCACGTCAGAGACGTGAGCGTTATCTAGCCGCTAAGTATCTTAACAATAATTAGATCACTATCATCTTTCAGCGTGCAGCCACGGCCTCATCGTGGAGTGTAACTTATACCCGTAATTCCCCAAAAAACTATACAAAACTTTTTTCCTAATATTCCCATTTTACAAGTCTAATAAAACATTGAAATATTCTACGGTGGGGCTATGGGTGCACGTTGAGAGCACTAAAAAAGCACAGGTAAGGGCCTGCGCAAGAAAATTATACCAAGGAGATTATACCATGAAAACACAAACAATTGCAAAACCATCTTTCACTAAATCAAAAGCTTATGGCTTGTGCGGTACACTCGCACTCGCTACAGCATTGCTTATCGGTGCTGGATCAGTATCAGCAGACGAAACAACACAGCCAGTAGTAGACACACAACCAACCGTGTCTAACGTCTATACTGCCGATAATGCTGGCAACGTGACGGTGACACCTAGCGAACCAGTAGTAGAAACACCAAAAGTGTTGGCACCAGCAGCTCAACCAGTCGAGGCAGCACCTACAAGCGTGACTAAAGAGGGCGACACTATCACCGTCAACAATCCAGAAGTTGAAGTGACATTCCCTAACGGCACTGGTAAATACTCACCTTTCGAAGTTGAATACAAAGATATTGAGTTCCCGGATAGTATGGCTATTAACGAGGGTGACAAGGTAGTTACTGAGTTGCCAAAAGAAATCGGACTTCAAACATCATTCGACTTTGATGTTTATAACAACGAGAACGTTGTGGGTAAAGCAAACGCGGATGCTCAAACACGAGTGATCACAACGACATTTAATAATTACTTCACTGAGCACCCATTGAATAAAAAGATGTCTTTGAAATTCGACGCTAAATGGCTTGATGTCGTTGAACCGGGTAAACCAGTGACAGTGAATTTCGACGGCACTGTTAAGACCTTTGAAATCGCAGAGGAAGGCCCACTTCCAACAGATGAACTTCTCTCTAAGTGGGGCAGTCAAAATAAAGATAACCCTCAAATCATCAATTGGACATTGCGTCTGAACACTGCTCGTCAGGTCTTGAACTATGCAAAATTGCAAGATACTTGGTCAGATAATCAAGAGTTCGTAGATGGCTCACAGAATATCTACTTTGTCGAAGACCCTATCAAGTGGACTGGTATTGACCATGCTGCCAAGGATTACTTGGAATCATGGAACGTCCGAGCAGACGGGTTCAATGCCAAATTTAAAGAATTTAACCGCATTATGTACATCGACTATCAAACTCGCTTGAAATCAGCGGTTAAAGATTCAACTAATCCGACTAACAAGGCTACATTGGTAGCGGTAGATGCTGGGGCTATCTCAACATCTAAGGTCCAATTGGTTGGCGGACGTGGTGATGCGTCTGGCGAAAACAAACCAGAACCAACGTTTGAAATTCCGCATGATGCGCCTAAAGTTGACATCCCAGAATTCGAGGGTGGCATTCCGGGAATCCCAGAGGTTCGAGAATTGCCAGAGTACACTGAGCCTATCGGCACAGTACCGAATGAAGCACCAGTGCACGACAAGCCAGAATTCCAAGGTGGTATTCCGGGCATTCCAGAAGTACGTGAGTTGCCACCATTCGAGGGCGGAGTCGTTCCAAATGATGCACCTATCTTGGACTTGCCAGAACTAGAAATCCCAGAGGAACCAACTAAACCAACACCAGAAAAACCTAGCACGCCAGAAAAAGCCCCTAAAACGAGCGTAGAGCGTTCTAATGGCAAAGTGGCACAATCTACCACCACAGTCTCTTATAAACTCGATTCTGAGCCAAAAGAGGTGGCAAATACAACGGTTTACGGTGGTGTCTTGCCAAACACTGGCGAAAAAGAGGGCATCATGTCAACTCTTGGCCTTGTAGTTATCGCTGCAGGTATCGCAAGTTTGGCATTGAGCTTCAAGAAGTACAACGAAGGTGAGGAAGAATAATCATGAAAGAAAACAATAAACTAGTCGTATTTTACAGCGCAGAAAAAGATAGATTTCTTGGAAAATACAAAGACAGAGGTAGCTTAGCATTTGAAGCGGGTTTTACTACTGAGTTAAGAGGTGCACTAATTTTACCGTTCGATTCGTATGAAGAACAAAAAACCGAACTTGATAAACTTGCCGAAGCGTTTGGCTGCGAAGTGCTTATCGTAGAAGCTGAATACAACGTAACTAAGCTTGACGGCTCGGGCTTTGAACGCACGGAGCGTGAAGAATCCATGAAAGATGGCATCAAAGCACTCCTAGACTTCTTGGCGAAGTAACAGAACATGAAGTGGTGGGAGGGTAGGCATTAAAAAAAGCACCCTTGGAAAACTCCAAAAGGTGCAACGTTCATCAAAACAATTTACTTGATTATAACACAAAAGAAAAGGAGGAACAAGTGGCAAATAGAAGGATGTTCAGTAGAGATGTCGTAATGACTGATGATTTTCTTGACTTACCTCCTACAACAAAGGCTTTATACTTCTTCTTAAACCTAGAGGCTGACGATGATGGTTTTGTCGGAAATCCTAAAACTATCATGCGATTGGTTGGCACAACGAAAGAAGACATGAAACTTCTAATCGAGGGCAACTATGTACTGTTGTTTAACAGTGGAGTGGTAGTTATAACAGATTGGACAGAACACAATTCTATTAGGAAGGATAGAAAGAAACCCACTAGATTCACAGAGGAAATGCAACAAATAGCACTGGTAGAAGGCAATAAATATCAGTGGTTGTCAGATGTGCAACCAACTGACAACCAACTGACAACCAAATGTCAGACAAATGGTTGCATAGGAGAGGATAGGGGAGGAGAGGATAGGATAGGAGAGGATAGGGGAGGAGAGGTAAGAGAAGAAAAACAACCTACCACTACTCCCCCTCTTAATCAAGACCTTGTAAATCTTTATCAATCTTTCGAAGCTGAGATAGGCAGACCGCTATCACCACTCCAAACGCAAGACTTACAGTACATGCTAGAAGATTTTAACGCTGACGTTATTCTTGAAGCACTAAAAGAAGCAGTAAGCCAAGGTAAGGCAAACTTTGCATATATTAAGGCTATCTTAAACCGATGGAAACAAGACAACTTAATGACGGTTGAACTTGTTAGGAATAGCAAAGCAAATCATAAGGGCAAGAAACAACAAAAGAAAGAGCCACAAACTTATGAAGAATGGGTAGCTACTCGAACGGATGAAAACCCATTTTAGGAAGGGGTGATATCTATATGCTATCGCAAGCTGAAATTATAGCAAACACAAAAAGGCTAGGGGACGTTTGTCCTATTCATGGGGTACCGATGTTACAGCTTAATATCCACGTTAAAATTGCGGGTGAAGAACAACCACGCAAACCCTCTCCAGTTTGTCCAAAGTGTGCCAAAGAGCAAAGAGACAAAAAGGAAGAAGAGATGGCAAAAGAGAGCATGAAGAGAAACCTCTATCTGAGAACGTATGACGTGCTTATGAGAGATAGCACTATTCCCGAAGAGCTAAAGTCAGCATCTTTTGATAACTTCATCGCTAGAACGCAAGAGGAAAAGAATCTGCTAGATTTCGTGAAGAGACAAACGCAGAAATATCTTGATGGCGTAGACGGGAACACCTTGCTAACGGGAACTACTGGAATCGGTAAAACTCACTTGACTATTGCAATGGCTAAAACGCTGAATGAGACTTTCAAGGAAAGAGGAACACCAAAGAGTGTGCTATTCGTGAATTTGACCGAAATATTACGGAAAGTCCGAGAGAGCTTTAAGTTTGAGAGCAAAGAGGGTTACTATTCAAGACTGTTGGTGGAGGTTGATTATCTCATCCTGGACGATTTAGGCGTTAAACAAAGTGATTCAGGGCGCTCTAAGTCAGCGTGGGAAGAAGAATTTATCTTTGACGTGCTCAGTCATCGCAAGAATACGATTATCTCAACCAACTTAAGCAATGATGAAATTGCAAACCTTTACAGCGAACGTGTCGCAAGCCGCATTCGGACAGGACTGGAAGGGAATGTATTTAAAGCACTCAACATCAAAGATAAGCGCTATACACTCAATCAGCTAAAACAGCTAGAAGGATGATGCTATGACGGAAGAAGAAGTAAAACTAAAGCTCTTTGAAGACTACGAGCGTATTCACGGCCTTGTATTCTCAAAAGAGCACAAACAGAAAATGATGGATGATTTAGATCTGTATTCGTTTATCGAGAAAATTAATGAATATATGTATTTCGCTAAGAAATCGACGCAGATTTTTAGCGTACACTAGAAAACCCCAAGGGAGATAAAAACATGACAAATCAACTACAAACACAAAACAAAAGGGATATTTCAACAGATACAAGCGTTTGGACGTTTCAAGATATTAAACGCTACTACGACCCACAAGATTTATTGACAGAAAAACAAGTTGGGCAAGCTTTATCGCTGATTAAAGGTCGTAACCTCAACCCATTGCTAAACGAGGTCTATATCGTAGCTTACAAAAAGAAAAATGGTGGGGCTGAATTTAGCTTAATTGTCTCAAAAGAAGCATTCTTGAAGCGTGCAGCACAAAACCCAAACTATGAAGGCTTTGAAGCCGGAGTGGTAGTTGTTGACGATTCTGGTGATATGGTAGAGCGGAAAGGGGCGCTGCTGCTACCTAACGACACGCTCGTCGGTGGCTGGGCAAGAGTTTACCGCAAGAATTTCAAGGTTCCTGTAGAGGTTTTCGTTAGTCGTGAAGAATACGATAAAAAGCAAAGCACTTGGAACGCTATGCCAGCTACCATGATTAGAAAAACCGCTCTTGTCAATGCCTTACGTGAAGCTTTCCCAGAGGATTTAGGAAATATGTACACTGAGGATGACGGCGGTGAAACATTCGACAGAATCAAGGATGTAACGCCACAAGAGACACAAGAGGATGTTAGAGCTCGTAAGCTGGCGCAAATCGAACAAATGAAGCAAGAACAAACGCATTTCCAACAAACAAGTGAAAGCAATTCTCAACCGGTTGCCAATTCACAAAACGAGCCAGTTCAAGGCGAACTTCTCGACTATTAACGAGGTGTGAACAATGCAAGAATTACAAGTTAATATTGAACAAGCTAAAGTTGAAATTGTAGGGCAAGAGGTTTTTGAAAAAGGCATTGCTGATGTAGTTGCTAAGTATCAAAATTACACAGTCACTGCTGGCACTATCAAAGACGACAAGAAAGTTTTGGCTGAATTACGAAAATTAACCAAGCAAATTTCAGACGAACGTATCAAAATCAAGAATGAGTTATCAAAACCAGCGACGGATTTTGAAAAATATATCAAGGAAACAGAGAAACCTCTTAAAAACATTATCAACCAAATTGCAAATGATGTGAAAGAGTTCGAAAATCATCAAAAAGCACTGAGATTGGACACTGTTAAAAGCTATTTAGCTAACAAAGCCAGCGACTATATGATTGACCCTCGCATTTTTGATGGAAAAGCAACGGAATACATCAAAAATGGCGATTTTATGGCGGACGGTGTAACTCTTAAAAAAGCGACTATGAAGGCATTAGACGACATGGTTACTTTTGAATATCAAAAACAAGAGGAATTTAAAAAAGCCACTCAATCCATATCTGGACTTTGTTCAGAGTACGGAATGACCGACCAACCGTATATCCGTATGCTTCAAAATCTGACATTAGCAGAGGTGTTAGATCAGATTCGTTCAGACCATGCTTTTGAATTACAAGAACAAGAAGCTGAACGCAAAAGACAAGAACAAGAAGCACTACGACAAGCTGAATTGCAAAAACAAAAAGAAAAGATAGCAGAAACGAAACCAACGGCATTAGTTGTCGATTCAGAAACGGGCGAAATTATCGAAAACACGCCAACAATTGAAGAAGCTAACATTCCAGAATCAAAACGTTATCGCCAAAAAATGACACTTGAAGTCTACTTTGAAGATTCAGACGATAAAGACAGATTTAAACGTTTACTTAGCAAAAACGGTTGGGAATACAAACAAAACTACACTGTCAGCGGCTATCAAAACATAGCTAGTATGACCGAAGAAGAATTGAAAATACATTTAAGTTAATGTCAAGACCAAAATCTAAACCCAAACTGGACGATTTACTAAATCGTGAATAGAAGGAGAGAAAACTATGATTAATTCAGTCTGTCTTGTCGGAAGATTAACAAGAGACCCAGAGCTACGCTACACGCCTAGCAATGTTGCTGTTGCAACATTTAGCCTTGCGGTTAACCGTACCTTTAAGGACGCTAACGGCGAACGTGAAACGGACTTTATCAACTGTGTTATCTGGCGTCAGCAAGCTGAGAATTTGGCTAACTGGGCTAAGAAAGGCGCATTGATTGGAATTACTGGACGTATTCAGACACGTAGCTACGAGAATCAGCAAGGTCAACGTGTGTATGTAACCGAGGTTGTCGCTGAAAACTTCCAAATGCTGGAAAGCCGAGCGGCGCGTGAAGGTGGCAGCGCAAATCAAGGTAACACGTCGGGAGCGTTTGGCAATGGCAACGGCTATGCAGGGCCCTATGGTCAGCAAGCACCGCAACAACAAGGGCCAAACTTTGCAAGAGATAGCGGACCATACGGGAACGCAAACCCAATGGACATCAGTGATGATTCGCTTCCTTTCTGATGCAAAGGAGTGTCACAAATGGAATTTAAACCGATAAAAGGATATGAAGGCATCTATGAAGCGTGTTCAGATGGGACAATTTGGTCATGCGAGGGAAAAACAACTTACAGTAATTGGCACGGAAGAATTAGAAAGCGTGTATGGAAGCGCAGAAAACTCAAATTACAAACACAAAAGCGACAAAGAGGTGGCAAGAGAGATAAAAAGGTTAAATTGTGGAAAGACGGCGAAATGAAAACGCACCTAGTAAGCAGGTTAGTTGCTACTGCGTTTATTCCGAACCCAGAAAGCAAAGAAGAGGTCAATCACAAAAACGGTAATCCATTAGATAACTCCGTAGAAAATCTTGAATGGGGGACAAGGTCTGAAAATATGAGACACGCTTTCAAAAACGGTTTGCTACAAACAAGTAAGAAAGTCACCCTAGTAAGCAAGGCGGACGGTGTAACAATGAAATTCGACAGTTTAAGAGCGGCTAGTGTATTTCTTGGGAGAAATAAAAGTTATTTGAGCAATGTTATTAAAAATGGGAGAACGCTCGATAATTACGAGATTGTGGTGGGTGCAGAATGAAAATGATTTTAAACATCGAGCCTAAACCTCAAACAAGGCCACGATTCAGCAAGTTTGGAACTTATGAAGACCCTAAAATGAAGGCATGGCGTCGCCAATGCTCGCAATTAATCGAGCAAGAATATGATGGGCAATTCTTTGACGGTCCGATTTCAGTAGATGTCGTATTTTACATGAAAGCCCCGCTAAATGTATCAAAAAAGCCCACGCCGAAGGCTAGAGCTAAAACGTGGGACGCATTCAAGCGGTTCATGTCTGAAACACTCTGGCATGCGAAAACTCCAGACGTTGACAATCTTGTCAAATCGCTCTTTGATAGTATCTCAAAAGCTGGTTATAACAAGGTCGATAAGAAAGGGATTGTTTGGACGGATGACAGTATTGTTTGCGATTTAAGAGCTCGCAAGAAGTACAGCCCTAATCCACGCATTGAATTTGAAATCAAGGAGCTCGAATGAATAGCAAATACAAGGATAAGCTGGTTGGTGTGTATGCGCCGGGAAGTTACGACCACACAAGTGTATTAGGTCAAACACAAGCATTCTCGAGATGGTTTTGGGCTAATCACGAAGACATGGAGTTTATCAGCGCTAAACTAGGAATCAACGCAAAGAAACTCAATCGCATTCTAACGCTGGAGAAGTTACCGGATGAAAATTTGTTAAGCAAGATGGTCGAGTTATGCAATGGTTAAGGCGATTTATAGCGAAAAATCCGGCAAAGGTTTTCAGAGACGAGCCGGGAACGATGATAAAAAAGGAATTAAAAAACTATGACAAGTATTAGACTGCAAAATCCATACATGGATCAAACTATCAAGGTGGAAGAAGATTATAAATATATTCTGAACATGCTGAAATGGATTGAGCAAGGCGATGTGAATTATCTTTATTTACAGCAGATTGAGCCAGAAAAAAGGGTGATTACTATTAGCCCTAAGAATTTTGCCAAAATCGATTATTACGAAGTAGAGGAAGCAGAATCACGAAATATAAAGTAATAGTTTACTACGACAACGTGGAAGACAGTGAGCATGTTTTCCAGACGAAGAATGAAGCAATTAATGAAATGCACAGATTGGGATTGAAATATCGCAATGCTAAGAAATATAAGGTAGAAATGGTGGAATGTGATGGATAGACAAGAAACAATAAGCCGAGAAGAAGCAGTGCGGACAATATCAAGGATATCTGGTGGATCTGTATCTTACGCAGAAGACCTATATGATTCATTTTTCCCTAAACCAGTAGTTCCGCAATATGTGGCGGATTGGATTGAAAAATGCAAAGGGAAAAAGAGTTTTAGAGGTGCGTTGATGACAACGACCGCAAATGGCAAAATTGACGATTGGCTTGACCAAGGCGAAGATGGCAGTTTTTCAAATCAAGAAACTTTCGCCAGAGCTTGGTTATTAGGCTATACAATTGAGAAAGAAAAGCGGTATTCCGTTAAATTAAGAGGTGTAGCGCCAGGGTTTGAGTTTTTAACTTTCAAATTTGGCCACGTCTGGGTTTTTAGCAACGAGGAAGAAGACGAAGAATTTCGTCTATATCACACCAAAAAAGAGCTAGAGATAGCAGGGTTTGGTGGTGTGTTTAACAGCCCACTGTTTGAAGTTTTGGAGGTGGACGATGGAAACGATTAAATTCGTCTTGATGGTCGTAGCTTTGATTTACGCTTTGCACACGCTGTCTGGAAAGGGAAGATGATTAATGAAACTTTTGTCAAAGAAGACCTCTAGGATGATTGTCTGGGCTTTATTCGATAGTGGAAACGGATCATACACCAAAGGTGTTAAGAAACTGGACGAAGATATTGAAATCTATCCAATAGGCATTGATATCGAAAATAAAAATCATCATTTTATCAATCTGAATTTAGCTGATTATAGCCGTTTGTTTGGAAATAACACCCTATTTGACACATTGGACAAATTGCCTAAACCTGATCTGATTATCGCTAGCCCACCGTGTGAAAGTTGGTCTAATGCTAGCGCTATGGATAGAGGAAATGCTTGTTGGAAACAAGAGCAAGGTGACTCTTTATTTCAACCACAAGAACCCTTGTCGATATTTACCGTTCGTGATCATAAGGATTATGACAGATATCAATACTACCCAAATAAACAACTTATGAAACGAATCAATGGTGAATTGTGTGTGTTCAATACAGTCGAAATCATCAAACGATACAAGCCCAAATATTGGATCATAGAGAACCCAGCTCATGGCAGAATTTGGCAATACATCGAGAGAGTGCTGGGGTTCGAAATCCCGTTTGAAAATCATACAAGATACAACAATTATGACGACTATCCGATTTCTAAACCAACTCGATTTTCTGGAAATATTGAACTGAATCTTAAAAATGAAAAGAAGTCAAATGACATCAAATTTCAAGATTGGACGAAATCCTATAATGAGAGGTCAAACATTCCTCTGAGTTTGGTTTGCGAGATTTTAAAAAAGGTATATAAGGGGTTTATGAGTGAAACATAAAGATTTAACGATAGCTACAATCATACTACTAGTATCACTAGCTATCAACATGCTGTCAGTCTACTACGTCCTGACAGTGCCACGCAGGGTAGAGACAGTAACTATCCATCGTGTAGATAACGTGGGCACAGAGATGCACGGTAAGGTGACCGGAAAAGAGAAAATTAATGATCTCTACACTATTGATTGTGGGGCTTACGGGAAATTCCTTGTCAGCAAGGAACAATACGACCAAGTAAACATTGGGGATGATATCCCTAGCTATTTGAAGGGGAGAGGGCAATGAACAAACGACAACGAAAGAAATCAGTAATGAGAAATGTATCTAAACTTTATGATATGGCTTTCGAGCGAAAGTGCTTTAGGAGAGACGTAGCTATTATTTGCGGTAGAGGTCCAAGAAATACAAGAGCGCTTACGACAGTGGTTGTTAAGAGAACTGTGTGCGAATACGCTCCATTCGAAGCTGTTGGAATAACATTAGAGGGATATATCGCAGACAGACAAGTGATAGAGGAACGTAGCTCATGAGTAAAACCTACCAATATGCAGGACTGACACCAGAGCTACATCAGCGGTTAGTCGGTGAGCATGCGGCACTTAAACAAGCTCACAAAAAAGGCTCTTATAAACAGTATTTTCAAGAAGTGCTACAGTGCAGTGAATCACAAGCTCGCATCATTTACCAAGCGTTTAATAGTGCAGTCGTTGAGCGTGCGAGGATATCGCCGGCAACTGTCGATAGACTAGAAGGCATTATTTCTGATGAATTATTTGACGACCTTCAAGATTATCTGTCCACTAATTACACAAGAGGAAAAACCACACGCCCAGTTTTGGATAAAGCCAACGCAGGACTGCCAGAAGACTTATTCAAACGATTCCAGGAAGAAGTGGAAGGTTTACGCAAGGAACACCCTAACAATCTAAATAACTATATTAGAGAGGTTAAAGGGTGCGATAAGAAAACAGCTGACAAAACCCAAAACGCCCTCAATTGTTGCTATGTGGAGAAAGCCGCCCTAACACCTTTGAAGGCTATTCAAATGGAAGGGATGCTGTCAAGAGGGCTATTCAGCGAGATTATTGATTATGTCTTCAATAACTACGAATGGAGCGAGAGATTGGACGATGAAGTTGACCGCATCACACTCGAATATCGGACCAAGGGCGAGCTTGGACGTAAGAAGACAACGGTCAGAAAAGCTCTTTATACAGCCTATGCATTAGGCGTGTAGCTAGAACGGTTTACGAGGGTTCGACTCCCTTGCTAGCTATTGTCTGTCAAAACACTAAAAAAGAAAAATAGATTTTTAGTGGCTTGAACACTTTTTCAACACCCGTCGAGCTGACAGACCTCGACACCAAAAATCCAGTAAATAAACAATTAGAATCGAGGAATCCTTTTGTATTTTTTCAACCTTAGTCTTGTATTGCTGGTGGCACGGCTAAATCTAATGTATGGGAGGTGGTACGTTTCTCCACTCTTTATTCTTGTTTATCTAAATAACAAAAAAAGACCGGCACAATGGCCGGCGCTCTTTGAAAATCAACACTACTATTATACCAAAGAGGACAGAACAATGCTATTGCCGGAAATTGATGAGAAAGCAACTATCAGAGGTTGCAAGCGTAAACTTCGAGAATATCCAAGATGGCGAGAGATAGCACACGATAGCGCTGAGCAGAAGATAACACAAGAGTTCACTTTCATGCCCAGAGGTGGCAGTGGGGTGAGCAGACCAGTGGAAAATATTGCAGTCAGACGTGTCGATGCTATGAACGAGCTAGAAGCCATAGAGCAAGCAGTTAGCGGGCTATATCGTCCAGACTATCGTAGAATACTGATAGAGAAATATCTAGCTTATCCACCTAAACCAAACTGGCAAATCGCCCAGGCAATTGGATTCGAAAGGACGGCTTTTCAAGAATTGCTAAATAATGCCATCCTAGCATTCGCAGAATTGTACAGAAACGGTCAATTAGTCGTAGAACGCTGAAATTTCGGTATTTTGACGGTTAATTCACGGTGTCTAACAACTGTTTGAAGTGGTATTATTATATTATCGAAGAAAATTCAGAGACGGCTCACTTTGTGGGTTGTCTTTTTATTATGCAATGAAGGAGGTGGACATATTGGGCTAAATCAACGACAGAAATTATTTGCTAGCGAGTACATCAAGCTAGGTAATGCAACACAAGCTGCTATCAATGCTGGATATAGCGAAAAGACAGCTGGGCGAATCGCTGGGCAAAACTTGAAAAAACTTGAAATTAAGAGCTATATTGATGCCGAAGTTGAGAAAATGCACAGCGAGAACATCATGGATGCTAAAGAAGCCTTGTCCATCTTATCCGATATTGCAAGGGGTAAGCGTGATGAAGAAGTCCTCATGATGAATCCAGTCACTGGTGAAGTCGAACGAGTGACTAAGAAAGCTGATAACAACACGGTTATCAAAGCTATTACTGAAATCTTGAAACGCTATCCGACTGCTAAACAAGCTGAGAAATTGCAACTTGAGATTGAGAAGCTTAAGTCACAAATCGGTGGTGATGAGGGGCAAGATGAGAAAATCGCTGGTTTCCTCGATATTATCAAAGGAGCTGTGAGCGATGGACTTGAGTAAGCTCTATACCAAACGGCAATTGGATGTGTTGCACTATATCTGGAACCACGACTGGTTTATATGCGGTCTTCATGGCGCTAAACGTGCTGGTAAGACAGTAGTTAACAATGATACGTTTGTAACTGAACTGAGCCGTGTTAGAAAGATTGCTGATCGTCTAGGCGTGGATGAGCCTATCTATATCTTAGCGGGCACGTCGTCAACGTCGATACAGAATAACGTGTTGCAAGAACTTTACAACAAATATGGATTTGAGCCAAAATACGATAAGCATGGCTCTTTCGTTTTTTGCGGTGTAAAAGTCGTGCAAGTATACACTGGCTCTATATCTGGGCTTAAGCGTGCCCGTGGTTTTACGGCTTTCGGAGCTTACGTCAATGAAGCGTCACTAGCGAATGAGGTAGTTTTCAAAGAAATCATCTCACGGTGTTCGGGCGAGGGTGCTCGTGTGGTGTGGGATAGTAACCCAGACAATCCGAATCACTGGCTTAATCGAGACTATATTGGCAAAAACGATGGCAAGATTATTGATTTCAGCTTCAAGCTCGATGATAACACTTTCTTATCAAAACGCTATATCGATTCAATCAAAGCAGCAACACCAAAGGGAAAATTCTACGATAGAGATATCTTAGGACTTTGGACAGTGGCAGAGGGTGCTATCTACGCCGGTTACGACAGTAAGATACACGTAGTTGATGAGTTACCAGACATGAGGCGCTACTTTGCAGGGATTGACTGGGGATATACTCACTATGGATCTATTGTGATTGTCGGTGAAGGTGTGGATAACAATTACTACCTCGTTGATGGCGTGGCATCGCAATTCAAAGAAATTGATTGGTGGGTAGAGCAAGCTGGGAAGCTAACCGATATCTACGGCAATATCCCGCTCTATGCCGATAGTGCCCGTCCAGAGCACGTAGCACGATTTGACAATGAGGGTTTTGATATCAGTAATGCTAATAAGTCAGTGATTGCTGGTATCGAACTTATCGCTAAGTTGTTTAAAGAACGCAAATTATACGTTAAGCGAGACTTTGTGCCTCGTTTTTTTGACGAAATATTTCAGTATCGTTGGAAAGAGAACAGCACAAAAGACGAGCCGTTAAAAGAGTTTGATGATGTGCTGGATAGTGTGAGATATGCGCTCTATTCAGACTATGTTGTTAACAGCACAGAGCGAGCAAGCTATGATGATTTGATAGATATATTTAGCTGAAGGAGGAAGAATGGAACAGACAGTATTTGTCGACAGTACCGGACAATCGCATGTTTTGAATCTGCGATTTCATCGAGAATCACGCACAAAGTACCGTGCTAAAAGTGTTGATGACTTAAGAGAAGATAACTGGGCATTGCTCAAGAATTTTATTAACCATCACAAGTTGCGTCAACGTCCAAGAGTCCAAGAATTGTTTGATTATGCCAGAGGGGATAATCACAGTGTCCTTGAAGCTGGAAGGCGTAAGGATAAAGAGATGTCTGACAAACGTGCCGTCCACAACTATGGACGCATGATTAGTAAATTTAAAACGGGATATCTAGCTGGTAATCCTATTCGTGTTGAGTATGATGATAGTGTTAGTGGATCGCAAAACGACGAAGCTATTAAGGAAATCGGACGAAACAACGACATTGATACGCTTAACCGTAATCTTATCCGAGATTTGTCGCAAGTTGGACGTGCTTACGAGCTGATTTATCGTAGCGAGGACGACCAGACACGAATTAAACAGTTAAGCCCTCTTAATACGTTTATTATTTATGACAATTCGCTTGAAGACAATTCATTAGTAGCGGTTAGATACTACAGTGCTGATTTATTTTCTGACGCACATCAAACCGTTGAAGTATACACTTCATCAAATATTCACGTCTTGGACTACTCGGAAGATCTAAAAGAGGTTTCTGTCACTGCTCACGCTTTCGGGACTGTACCGATTACAGAATTTCTAAATAACACTGATGGGATTGGTGATTATGAGACCGAACTTTATTTGATCGACTTATATGATTCGGCTGAATCTGATACCGCTAATCACATGTCTGATATGGCTGATGCTATCCTTGCCATCTATGGTGACATGCGATTACCTGCGAATATGAAACCGGAAGACATGAAGGCTAAGCGTTTAATGCAACTGGTACCCCCAAAATCCGCAGACGGCAAAGAAGGGACGGTTAAGGCTGAATATCTAACTAAGTCTTACGATGTGTCTGGTGTCGAAGCGTACAAGACCAGACTGGATAAAGATATTCATACTTTTACCAATACGCCAGACATGGCCGATGAGAACTTTTCAGGCAACACGTCCGGCGAGGCAATGAAGTACAAACTGTTTGGACTTGACCAAGACCGTATTGAGACTCAATCGCAATTTACAAAAGGGTTGAAGCGTCGATATCGTTTGGCTAGTCGTGTAGGAGAGTTGGTCAAAGAATTCAAAGCGTTTGATGAAAACTTCTTGAGAATAACATTCACGCCAAACTTGCCGAAATCGCTATCCGAGCAAGTAGCTATTTTGACGGGGCTTGGTGGTCAAGTGTCACAAGAAACTGCTCTTAGCCTATCTGGTTTGGTCGAGAGCCCAGCCGAGGAACTCGACAGATTGGATAAAGAGGTGTCTAAAATCGATTTTAAGGGGTATTCTAGCGAGTTTAGCGGGCAAGTGGGTAAATATACCGATGACGAAGAAGAAGGAACGCATACGAGCGATTCTGTGAGGTCTGATGAATGACATACTGGTCAGAACGTGCTCAGAAAGAACGAGAAGCGAGCAATAAAAAGGGTGAAGCTGAGTTTAAGAAAGAACTTGAAGCACTATATAATTTGCAACTTTCACAGTTGCGCAAAGAACTAGATGCTTATATCCAAAATTTCGCTGACAAAAACGGATTAACCGCTAGTGATGCGAAACGAAGAGCAGACAGTTTTGATATCAAGGCTTTTGAAGCTAAAGCCAAACAGTATGTAGCTGACAAAGATTTTAGTCCAGAGGCAAACAAGGAGCTTCGAGACTACAACTTTTCTATGTCTGTTGGTCGTCAAGAACTTCTTATTCAAGAGTTAGAGCTTGAGCTGTTGGTTTTGTCTGAAGGCGAACGCCAATTAACTAACGATTATCTGACGAATGGCTATAAGAGCGAAATTGCAAGAGGAAGCCTGCTTGACCAGACGGTACCTAGCAAAAAAATACTTGAAAAGTACATGACGACGGCTGTTAACGCTAATTTCGAAGGTGCTAAATGGTCGGAGCGTATCTGGAAGAGACAGGAACAGTTGCGCAAATTGGTTAAAACGGAAGTGACCAGAGCTCTTGTTCGAGGAGAGAACGGTATAACCATCGCTCAGAGAATCCGTAAATACATGGATGTCTCTCGCACTGACGCTGAACGATTGGCAATCACGGAACATGCTAGAGTTCAGACACTAGCCCAGCAAGATATCATGAAAGAGAATGGCTTCGAGTATTTCAAACTCATGCCAGAATCGAGGGCTTGCGATTATTGCAAACAAGTTGGTCGTGATACCGAGAGGGAGCCTGTCCCAGTTGATAAGATGGAGAGCGGGCTAAACGCCCCACCTATGCATCCGTACTGCCGTTGTGCGGTTGCCGAGGTGTATGTAGAAGATAGCTCTTACTGATCCAGATAAAATAATCGGATTAATGAAATAAATAATTGAAGTCGTAGCAATACGGCTTTTTCTTATGCGCTGATAGCCGTGCTAGCCAAGGGGCTTTGGGGTTCGATACCTCGTCGGCGCATAGGGCTAATTTAAGCCCTAAATAAACAATACTAGCGTGGCTCGTGGGTAAATACCCTAGACAAGACTAGAGAGGGCGTAGCTAGCCTTATCGTGGCTTAGAAAGGGGTGCTGCTCATGAGACTAGGTAGGAGGAAACTATGGAACAAGATAACACTATCGAGACTAACGGACAACAAGAGAGTCGCCAAGACCAAGGGCAAGGGAACAACCCAACCCCTGCGAGCGACTTCAAAGCACCGGGTTCTCAATCTGAATTAGATAGCATGATTAACAAAGCGGTACAGACTGCTTTGAGCAACAGAGACAAGGGTGAACAAGAGCGTACAGCTCAAGCAGTAGCCGATGCTCTACAGAAAGAAAAAGATTATGCCAATCTATCAGCTCAAGATAGAGCTAAAAAAGAGTTCGAGGATCAGCAAAAGAGCTTTGAGAAGGAACGTGCTGCTTTCGAGTATGAAAAGCTTGTTGTTGCCGTTGAGAAAGATTTGGTAGCCAAAGGCTTACCTAGCGCATTGGCTGAGACATTCGCAATGGCTGGCAACGCTGAGAATGCACTTAAAGCAGTGACTGAGTTCGAAACAGTATTTAATAATGCTGTTGCGGAAGAAGTTAAGAAAACTGTCCGACAAAATGCACCTCAAGCATCAGCGGATGGCATTTCTAACACAGACAATTACGGCTCTCGCTTAGCTCAAAAAGCTGTCCGTTCGTCAGGTAAGATTATCTAGCCAACAATTAGAAAGGATTTTTCATGTCAGTAAAAAAAGTATTTGACACAAGTAACATTCTACGTTCTTTACCTTACAAAGCTGTCACTGCCACAGTTGATAAAAATTTTGCTGGTGTTGACGTAGACGGCAAGAAGTACATTAAAGCTGGTACTTTAGTAGCTGGTAAAGGCGGGTCAATTTTCGATGACCGCTCTAAACCAGTAGAAGAGAACAAGACGGCACCAGAAGGAATCGTTCTATACGATGCAGACTTGTCTGTTGATAAAACAGTGTCTGTTTTGTACGCTGGTGAGGTTTGGAAAGAAGCGGTTAACGGTGGTACAGTTGACGACGCTATTAAAACAGCGTTGCCACTCGTTAAATTTATTGCAGGAAAAGGAGGCAATGCTTAATGGGTCTTATTTATGACACGGTAACAGCATCTAATATCGCTGGATATTTCAACACATCACAATTAGATGTGGATTCTACGCTTGGGGAACGCATTTTCCCAGCACGCAAACAACTTGGCACTAAATTGTCTTACATCAAGGGTTCTTCAGGGCGTGCGGTTGTCTTGAAGCCAGCAGCATTCGACACTAATGTCACTATCCGTGAACGTGTGGGTGCTGAAATCCATGACGAACAAATGCCCTTTTTCAAAGAAGCTATGTTAGTCAAAGAAGCTGACCGTCAACAACTCAACTTGATTGCTGGCTCTAACAACACTGGTTTGATTGAGACTGTCACACAAGGCATTTTCAATGACGAAATGACACTTATCCAAGGTGCTCGTGCTCGTTTGGAATCAATGCGTATGCAAGTTCTCGCAACTGGTAAGATTGCGTTTGTTAACGAAGGGAAAAACGTCGATATTGACTATGGCGTTAAAGACGACCACAAGAAAACAGTTGCAAAAGACTGGACGCAAGCAACAGCAACACCTCTTGCGGACCTCGAAGAAGCAATCGAAACAGCTCAAAGCCTTGGCTTGATGCCAGAAATTGCTATCATGAATGCCAAAACGTTTAGCTTGATTCGTAAATCAGAATCTACAGTCAAAATCATCAAACCTCTTGCGGCTTCAGGAACAACAGTAACCAAAGCCGAGGTTGAAGCGTACATTTTAGATAATTACGGTGTGACAGTTCTTTTGGAAAATGGCACTTACCGAAATGACAAAGGAGAGATTAGCAAATTCTATCCAGATGGTCATTTAACTTTGGTGCCAAACGGTTCATTGGGTTCTACTGTTTTCGGTACAACTCCAGAAGAGTCAGATTTGCAGTCTGGGGACACTCCAGGAGCTCAAGTTGAAGTGGTTGACCAAGGTATTGCAATTACAACTACTAAAACAACTGATCCAGTCAACGTCCAAACCAAAGTATCGATGATTGCGTTGCCTTCATTCGAACGCTTGGACGATTGCTATATGCTCACTGTTATTCCAATAGCGTAGTTTGAAAGGAGTAGCTATGACTAAAGTTTTAAAAGCGTTTCAGGATAAAACCGACGGCATTATTTACTATGCCGGTGACGATTATGCTGGTGAACGTGTCGAAGAACTTGCTGAAGCAGGTTTCCTTGACTCTGAAACTGAAGAGAAACCCAAAAAAGCAAGTCGCCAAAAAGCAACAGATAACACTGAAGAATGAGGAGGTCTAGCATGGCTGAACTAGATCAAGAAAAGGTCCTAGATAATGTCATGCTGGACCTTGAGATTTCAAAAGATGACGACGATAGCATTGACCTCTTAAGAGTATTGCTAAATAGGGTAATCAGTCATTTTAAAGCAGAATATGCCGTTGTCAATATTGACGATGGTTTTTCTTTTATCTTCGAAGATTGCGTTATTAAACGCTTCAATCGTCGAGGAGCTGAAGGAGCTAAAGCTGAGACGGTAGATGGTCACTCAATGTCTTATTACGACAACGAGAACGAATTTAAACCGTATGACGATATGCTTCAAAGAACATTTGGGACCTCTGGGCAATCGAAGGAAGGGAGTGTGTTGTTTCTATGAGATACACAGATACTGTGATACTCAAATATCAAAACGATAAGACACCGAAACGATATGATCCCGTCCTTGGTCGCATGGTCGGAGGGGAAGAATGGTCCAAAGAAGTTAAGTGCAATGTGACTGGTGCAAGCTTAGACCTTCAAGCTAAGCTGGGAGGTTTGCTAAATGCTACGAGCTTGGTTGTTCGTTTCAGAAGCCCTGTGACAGTATCTGTAACTTCCGTTGAATACCGTGGTAGCAAATACATTCCAGTAACCGCTAGAGGATATCTAGCTGGAAGAAGTGTGCTGTACGTCAATAAGGCGGTGAAGTAATATGGCTACACTTACGTTTTATGGGCTAGATGAAATGAGCCAATCTTTGTTAAAAAATGCCAATCCAGAACGTCGACAACGAGTTTTAAAAAAATACGGCAGTAAATTAAAAGAGAACGCAATTGGCAAGGCGCAATTCAGCGGTAAATATACCACTGGCGCAACACGTCGCTCGATTACTCTTGAAGCTGGGGGTGATAGAGCTGTTGTGACGGCTCATACAAAATATTCTGGGTACCTTGAAGTAGGTACTCGAAAGATGGCAGCACAGCCTTTCATGGCTCCTGCGTTAGAAGCGACTGTCCCTGGGATGGTCGAGGAATTAGCTAAATGGGAGTAGATATGAAACAACCAGACCAATTACTACATGACGAACTCTTTCGAATTAGTGAGGGACTCGGTTTCGCTACTTACCCTTACCTTCCACCAGACAGTGCATCTTATCCATTCGTTGTTATGGGCGAAATTCAAACATTGCCCAGAGCCACAAAGTCACGCTTAATAGGTCGCTTGTCGTCAACCGTCCATGTTTGGGGGCGAGTAGATGACCGCAAGCAGTTATCTGATATGGCTGGGCAGTTATTGTCCAGTTATTTTGCTATCAAAAATATCGATGGGATGCACTTCTCAGCGGAAGTCAATGAGTCGTCAATTGATTCTAACCGTGATAACAGCACTGACGAAGAGCTTTATCACTTCATTATTTATTTATTTTACAAATTCTACTAAGGAGGAAAGCATGGCTGATACAAATGTTAAAGAAGCACAGCTAGGTAAAAGTAAAATTTTGATGTTCCGTAAATACGGGGATACTAAAGCAGCAGCAAAATTGGCACTGCAAACAGAACATAAGTGGGAGTATTCCCGTGATGCCGACACAACCAAAACCAAAGATGGTGCGGTTGTGGCCGATGGTGGTCTAGAGACAACCTTGTCAATCAACGCAATCGGGACTAAGGATGAAGTCAACGAAATGCTGAAGCAATCAGTAGTTGATGGATACAAGGTCGAAGTTTGGGAAATTGATCTGACTGATAAGAAAACAAATGGGAAATACGGCGCACTCTATGCAATCGGTCGCTTGTCTTCATGGGAAGTCCCAGCGAATGTTGAAGAGCTCGTAGAGATTGAATCTGAAATGTCCGTTGAAGGCAAGCCACAGGCTGGTGAAGCAACTCTGTCTGACGAGCAAATCAGAGAGATCCAATATACTTTCCAAGACACTACTGCTATTACTGGACATTGATAATTAAAACAGTTAGCGAGGGTTTCCCTCGCTTTTTATTTTTGAAAGGAAATTTAAAACATGAACACTATCACAATTAATGACAAAGACTATACTTTGAATTTTGGATTTGACTTCTTGCGAGTGCTCGACGAGCGTTATTCAATCAACCAAAACGGTGTAGCGTTTGGCTTTGGTGTACAACACGCAGTGGTTGATTTGCAACAAAAGAACCCACTTGTTCTGCTAGACCTCATTCAAGCTGGAACTGCTACAGAACGCCAAAAACCATCTGTAGAGGGTATTGAGCGTTTTGTTGAACGTGAGGCTGAAAATGGACGATTGGATAACTTGTTTGAGGATTTTTTCTCAGCATTGCAGAAGCAACCATTGACACGAGAAACAGCCAAACGAATGTTGGAAGCTCAAGAAGAAGCTTAGAAAACGTCAAGGATTCAAAAGAGACCTACGAAGATCTAGTCACAAATTGCATGGCTAGATACGGAACGACACTTTTAGAGGCCAGACGAATGACGCTGAATGAGTTGAGGCTGTATCAAAAAGCTTATGCGAAAAGGTTTATCCAAGAAGAGAAGAAACTTTATTTGCAAGCCTTCTTAAATCGTAGTGTCAAGGCCACAAGCAAGGGCGGTAAGAAGTATGTCTTTAAGGAATTTAAAGACTTTTATGACGAAGAACGTCGTGAAAAAGAACTTCTCGGGGATCATGAAAAAGACAATAGGCATCTTATCCAGATAGCTAGACGAAATTTAGCGTTCAAAAGAGAGGAGGGGTTGTTAGATGGCTGATAAAACATTCAATGTACGGGCGATACTGTCAGCACAAGATAACGGCTTATCTAGCGCCCTGAAAAACGCTCAAAAGCAAGCTGAATCACTTGGTAAGAGTAGCAAGGGCCTAGGCTCAATGTTTAAAAGTGTGCTCGGTGCTAACCTTGTTAGTGCTGGAATCACTAAGGGCATTGGCGCTATAACAAGTGGTATCGGTGGTATGATGACCGAGCTTAACAACTCAACGAAGGCTTGGAAAACATTCGATGGGAGCTTAAGCCAGTTAGGTTGGGGGCAAACAGAAATTGCATCAGCTAAAAAGGCTATGCAAGACTATGCAACACAGACAATTTATTCTGCCTCTGACATGGGTACTACGTTCTCTCAGATGGCCGCAATCGGTCGTAGCGATGCTGGCGATTTGGTAAAAGCTATGGGTGGTCTTGCCGCTTCTGCTGAAAATCCTAAACAGGCAATGAAGACGCTGAGCCAACAAATGGTTCAAGCGATGACCAAGCCTAAGATTCAATGGCAAGACTTCAAGCTGATGATGGAACAGTCACCAGCGGGTATGGCTGCCGTCGCTAGAGAGATGGGAATGTCTCTTGATGATCTTGTAAGCAAAATTCAAAACGGTGAAATTAAGACTGAAGACTTTGCAGAGGCCTTTAAACGGGCTGGCGATTCTATGCAGAGCTTGGCTACTAGGTACAAATCTGTAGACGAAGCCGTTGACGGGCTCTACGAAACGGTTTCAACCAAATTGCAACCAGTTTTTGAACAACTTAGTAACAAGGCAATCAGAGGAATCGAGGGTATCATTGATGCTCTTAGCAAAATTGATGAACAATCTGTCAAGAAGTTCGCAAACGGTCTTGATAAAGCAATTGACCAGGTTGTAAAAGGGGTCAGCCAAACCGTTCAAGCATTTTGGAAAGGCTTTAGTAATACAGGAGCCATCAAGGGTTTAGCTGATTCATTTAAATATGTTTCTACCCAAGCTAAAGCAGCGCTAAAAGCCATAGATTTCAAGGGTATATTCCAAGGGCTAGGCACTGGCATTGGCGACATTGTTAGTGGGCTATCAAGAGGTTTAACTGTTGCTACTAGCTCAGTTAAGAGTTTCATTAGCTCGTTTTCGGACACCGGCGCATTCAAAGCTTTTAAATCAGCGATAGAAGATGCTTGGGGAGCTGTTAAAACCATCGGATCTTCAATTGGCGATGTGTTTAGTAGCTCTGAGATGCAAACAATTATCTCAGCACTAGGAACAGCCTTTGGAACGTTAACAAAATGGATATCTCAAGCCGTTTCAGCAGTATCTAAGTTTGCAAGCTCTATCCCTAAAGGCGTGCTCAATGGCATCACTAGTGGCATTTTAGCCATGGTGGCAGGTTTTATGACTGCCAAGGCTGGGCTTTCAGTGTTTGACACTGCTATGCGAGGTCTGAACTGGATTAAGTCATTTAATCCGTTTAGTGCTTTTAAAAATAAAGCTACCGAGGGTCTTGAAGGGGCTACAAATAGCGTTAAACGTTCTAAGTCAACGATAGCCCAGTTGTTCAGTGGGATATCCAACGTAATCAAATCATCTGGGAACGCAATCAAAGGAATCTTGACAGCTATATTCAAAGGTATAGCTGAAACTTACAAAGGTTTCGGGCAAGGTCTAAAATTCGCCTTGCAAGGTCTCAAGGGGCTGAGTTCGGCTCAGATACTATCGTTTGCGACTGGTGTCGCTATCGCAGCAGTTGGAATTGGTGCAGGTATCGCTATTATCGTTGCTTCGTTCACGCTATTGGCCACTCAATCCCAAGGTGTTTCGCAAATCCTAAATGCTCTAGGTTCAGCATTTAGCACTGTTGTGCAAGGTATTGGGAAGGCAGCCGGAACAGTAATTGAAGCATTTGGTACTGCATTTGGCATCGTCGTTAAGGCAGTCGGTGAAGCAGCACCAGGACTGGCCAAACTTTCACCATTGGTTGAAGCTATCGGTACTGCTATTGGCAATGCGGCACCAGCCATTACAGCATTTGGTAATGCTTGGACTTCCGTTCTAGGAACATTGCCAGCTATCATTGACGCTTTCAGCGGTTTGGCTACTGCTCTAGGCTCTGCAATCAGTGAAGTAGCCACAGCAATCACTCCGATTGTTCAAATCATCGGGAATACGATGACAGCTATAGCTCAGATAATTTCAGACACAATTATAGCCATCGCACCTATCATTACGGATTGTATCGTTCAAGTTGCTCAAGTAATCGGTCAATTTGGACCACAAATTGCAATGGTAATCAATGAAATTGCCGGAGCTATTTCGGCAGTAGCGCCAATTTTCCAAACGCTCTACGAGTCAATTGTTGCAGTGGTTCAAGCATTGGCACCAGTTTTAAGCGAATTGATCCAAGGCATTGTGACAGTGGTTCAAACATTGGCACCTATCTTACAATCTATCATCGATGGCATTGTTGCTATCATCGGACAGATTGTGCCTATCATTACAGCAATCGGTAGTGTGATTAGCGCTGCATTCTCTGGAATTGCATCAGTGGTTTCAGCAGCAGGAACGGCAATTGCTACAGCGGCAATGGGTATCGGAACTGCTATTAGTACTGCTCTAAGTGGTGTTGCTGATGTTATTAGCTCGGTTGGGTCTGCGATTGGTACAGCATTACAAGGCATTGCTGACGTAGTGCAATCAGTCGGTACATCTATCGCTACGGCGGCGCAAGGTATCGGTGACGGTATCAAGTCAGCATTTGAAGGCATTTCAGACGTGATTACCTCTGCAGGTAGTGCAATCAGTAGTGTATTGGATAGCTTGGCTAATGTGTTCAATTCGATTGGTACGGCAGCACAGAAAGCAGGGTCTGGTTTCAACCAACTTGCTAATGGTGTCGTTAAGATTACCAACACAAACCTCGGTGACATGGCTGCATCTCTTGCAGCGGTAGCTAAGGGTGTCGGCTCAATCGGTAACAATTCGGCTGGGTTGGCGCAAGCTGGTACTGGCATGACACAACTTGGTAATGGGATGAGCAAAGTGTCTAGTTCAGCTTCTAGCGCTGTTGCAGGTTTGAGTCGTTTCTCAAGCACAATTACAAGTATTCAATCGTCGTTCACTAATCTACAATCTCTATTGACTACGGCTGGAACAGCGTTTAGCACATTCTCTAGTCAAGCTAGTCAATCGCTTAGTGGTCTAACTGCAATCGTGGGGCCTATCACAGCCTTCAGAACACAAATCATGACACTTGCGCCAGCCTTGATGCAAGCTGCTACTGGGTTGACTCAATTCAGTGCAGTTTCAACGTCATTGACTTCTAGCATGACTTCGGTTAACGCAAGTATGACTACATTAACTGCCAGCCTAACCAATCTCGCTAGTCAATTAACTATGATTACTGCTGGCATGTCTACAATGGCATCAAGCACGACTATGTTAGGCACTAGCTTAACTCTCGTAGGTACTCAATTCACTATGATTGGTACCTCTTTGACCATGCTTAATAGCCAATTTACAACTTTCACAACTGCATTATCTACAATCAACAGTCAACTCTTGGTAGCTGCATCAGGTGTGACAATGTTTGGGGCACAATTCACAGCGCTTGGGACAATTTTGTCTATGCTCAATAGCCAATTAACAATGGTTGGGGCATCTATCCAAGCGGTGGCTACACAATTCACTGCAATGAACGCAAGTCTCACTGTTGTTGGTGCTACAGTTGCGCTGATTAGTAGCCAATTCACCATGCTAATTGCGAGTGTTATGCAATTGACAGCTTCAATTGCTCTAATTCCAGCACAGTTCAGCTTGGTTGCGTCAAGTGCCACAATGGCTACGACTGCCATTATGCAAATTGGAACATTAGCGCCACTGATTGGTGTAGCAATGAACAACGCAGCGGCACAAGTGCAATCAGCGATGCAAAGAATGGCGCAAGCTGTTCAATCGAATGGTCAGCGAATGATTCAGATGGGTCAACAGGCTGGTCAACAAACTGGACAAGCTATTGCTCAAGGGATCCAATCGGCGGTTGGTGCTGTATCCTCAGCAATGGGGGCATTAGTTAATGCGGCACAAGCCCGTGCGATGGCTGGTGTAGGAGCTATGCGAGCAGCAGGGGCGATGATTGGTCAAGGCTTGGCTGCAGGTATGATGTCTGCTCTTGGTGCGGTAACGGCTGCTGCAAACGCCCTCGTGGCTCAAGCAGAGCGTGCGGCGCAAGCGAAAGCTAGAATCCATTCACCATCACGACTATTCCGTGATGAAGTCGGTATCTACATTGGCCAAGGGATGGCTGTAGGTATTGATAGAAGTGTAAAATTTGTCAAAGACTCTATCAAAGAAATGATTGATGTGGCTAGTGAGTACGCAATAGATTCTAGAAACTTGTTCGAAGACAACGACTTGTTTGATGGCTTTGGTGGTGGTTTAATTCGTGGTAGCGTTGATTTGTCGGTTCGAGACGATAGTAGAATGGACCGTCTCGAGCAAGCAATGGATATCATCACTGAACTAATCGGTCGTCCAATCTCATTGAGTGTCGATGGTCGAGAGTTTGCATACGCTACAGGAGACGATTTGACTTCATACCAGAAAGATAAAGATTTTACTTACAAACGCATGAGAGGTATTAAATAATGGCTGTGTTTCAATTCAATGGATACGATTTGAACGATTACTTTAAATTAATCAAAGTGTCGCACGAAATCGGGAATGAACGCAACATAACGACGGATTCAGCCCCTAAAATCGGGGTCAATATTCAACAAGTTGCGTTTGGTGCAAAAAAAATCAAACTTACTGTTAGTTTAGCGACAAGACATCTTGAAGACATTGCTTTCGTAGACCCGAACGAGCCAGCCAAAGTTGATAACGGCATGTTTTATCGTGTCAGGGAACAAGCGGCTAGAGTGTTGCATTCTGACAAACCTGTTAAGTTGAGATTGCCAGACGAACCAGACAGATACTATCTGGCTATAGTAAAAGGTGATGTTAGTTTAAAAGGCATTTCCGACTGGTATGACCAAGCTGAAATTGAATTCATGGTCCCAGATGGAGTCGCACACTCAACTACATATCGAAGTTTCGAAACTCCTAAAACAGAAAACGGCAAACTGGTATTTGACCTTGTCAACGACGGATCAGTTGATGCGCATCCGATAATCACAGTGAAGCACAATAGTGAGAATGGCTATATCGGATTGGTTAACAGTAGTGGTGTTTTGGAGCTTGGCGATAGGCAAAAAGGGGATACAGAGACTTACAAGCAGTCAGAGGTCTTGTTTGATTACGCTTCATCTAATGGACAACACAGAATCCCTAACGGATTGGCACAAGGGTTGAAAAACGTTGGTATCACGAATGATAGCAACGATACCAGACCGAACGGCACGCTTTACATCGACAACGCTTGGGGTCGCCCCCACATTGCGTTGCAGAGCGGTCAGACAGCGTCGGTTACATTTGATATCCCAAGGGATTCCAGCGGTGTAAAAGGCGCTCTGTACGAGTACTTCTGGTGGAGGCAAATTTTTTGGCTAGGCTCTGCAGATCAGATGGGTTATTTGAAAATTAGTGTCACAGATGCAAGCGGAACTTTTTTGTATGGGGTTGAGACCTACAAACGTGGTAGCGGTCTAGGTTGTGAATACAACTTTTTAGCCAGCGATGGCAGGGGAGGCTACCGTTTTGTTGACAGAAAGCAGTTTCTAGGGACACACATAGAAGAGCACAACCCATTTAACGAACCTAGAGGGTGGTCAGACATCCAAAGGTTTGACGATGTCGTCCAATTTTACTGGTGGGGGTCTTACCCTAGATATACCATTCCTGAAATCAAAGGTAAGAAATCGGATAAAATCCACATTATCTTCAGCAAAATCGGGAACGCACCGCAAGTTAGCCACATGTACTTAGATGATTTTATTTATCGCAAAGACTATGTCGTAGGGGTCCGGAAAGTTCCCAATCGATATAGGGCCGGTGGAGAAGTTGTGATAAACAGCGAGAACGACACTGTACTAGTAGATAATATTTCGAAAATCGTTGATGTTGTGCAAGGTTCTGATTTCATCACAATTCCTCCTGGCAAGTCTCAACTCGAAGTTTATTGCTCAAGGTGGGTCACGAACAGGCCCTCTGTGTCCGTTAAATTTGAAGAAAGGTATTTGTAATGCTATTAACGATTCACGATGCCAACTTACAAAAGATTGGCTTCATTGATAACGAAAAACAAGAAACGTTAAACTTCTACGACGATGCTTGGACTCGCAATCTTGAGACGGCATCTAGCACATTCGAATTTACCGTTTCAAAAAAGGAATTGCTGAGCGATACAGCAAACCAACCGCTTTACAATCAACTAAACGAGCGCTCTTTCATTTCGTTCAAACACAATGGGCAAACGTACTTGTTTAATATTATGAAGATTGAGGAAAACGAGCGATGGGTGAGATGCTATTGCGAGAACCTGAATCTTGAGTTGATAAATGAATACACGAATGCTTACAAGGCTGACAAAGCTATGTCGTTTGCAGAATACCTCAATGCATTTGATATCCCTCAGTTTGCGATGGTAACGCTCGGTGTCAATGAGGTCTCTGACCAGAAAAAAACGCTTGAATGGGAAGGGCAAGACACGAAATTAGCAAGGCTATTGAGTTTAGCTAATAAATTTAATGCTGAAGTTGAATTTGTGACTAGACTTAATGACGACAGCTCTATTAAACAACTCGTCCTGAACGTTTACCATCAAGCGGACGATTCGCATACTGGTGTAGGTCGAATTCGTAGCGACATTCGTTTGACGTTTGAAAAAAATATCAAATCGATGACGAGAAAGGTTGATAAAACCGAAATCTATACGATGATTGTCCCGTACGGTAAGGCAAAAGAGCAACCTGAGAACGGCCCTGAAGTGCGAGTCTATATCAATGGTCTCCCGGCTTGGGAGGAAAAGAATGACAAAGGGATTGTTATCTTCAAACAAGAGGGCAATTGTCTCTATGCCCCTCATGCAGCTAATTTGTACCCTTCGACTTTTGGGGCTTCGACTCAAGATAATAAGTGGATTCGAAAGGATTTAGAAGTTGACAGTGATGATCCAAAAGTTATCCGTGCTGCAGGGATTGCGAATTTGCGAAAAAATGCCTACCCAGCTATCACTTACGAAGTTGATGGGTTCGTTGATGTTGAGATTGGGGATACTATCACCATTCACGACAAGGGCTTTGTCCCATCACTCGACGTAAGAGCTCGTGCTATTGAGCAAAAGATTAGCTTTAGCAACCCAGCAAATAACACAACGGCTTTTGGTAATTTCAAAGAGCTTGAAAATAGAACGTCGGGAGACCTTAGAACCGTCTTCGAACGGATGGTTGAGAACAGTAGACCTTACAGCATCCTTTTTTCGACGGATAACGGTGTTATCTTTAAAAACAATACAGGGCAGTCCACACTACGTCCGACATTAAAACGAGGAAATCAGACAGTTAACGCAACTTATCGATTTGTAATTGATGGCTCTATTGTTGGAGCTGGACCGACTTACACAGTGAGTGCAAGCAAGATTACCAAACCCACTGTAATTACAGTATCAGCTTGGGTAGGTGAGAAAGAAGTTGCTAGCGATGAAATCACATTTGTCGGTGTCTCTGATGGCTTAAACGGTCGAGATGGACGAGATGGCATCGCTGGTAAAAACGGTGTTGGGATAAGAGGCACGACGGTTCTTTATGGAATTTCAGCATCAGATAGCATAACGCCCGGGACGTGGTCTCAAACACCTCCAAAATTAGTTCAAGGTCAATGGCTTTGGACTAAAACGGTCTGGACTTATACCGATAACACCTCTGAAACAGGTTATCAAAAAGTCTACATCGCCAGAGATGGCAACAGTGGTACAGATGGTATCCCGGGCAAAGATGGTGTCGGTATTCGAAGCACTTCAATTACTTACGCTATAGGTGTATCTGGGACGGTTCCACCGACCAACGGTTGGAACAATCAAGTGCCTAATGTGCCAGCTGGGCAATACCTCTGGACTAAGACAGTCTGGAGCTACACCGATAACACTAGCGAAACTGGATACTCAGTTTCTAAAATTGGGGAGCAAGGGGTTAAAGGTGATAAAGGCGACACAGGACCAACTGGTCCTAAAGGTGACAGAGGATTGCAGGGCGAACGTGGTTTACAAGGCTTGCAAGGTCCTAAAGGTGACCAAGGTATTCCTGGTGTTAAGGGTGCTGATGGTAAAACACAGTACACCCACATAGCATACGCTGACACGGTCTCTGGTAGTGGTTTCAGCCAAACCGACACTGACAAGGCGTTTATCGGCATGTACCAAGATTTCAATACTACGGATAGCCGAAACCCACAAGACTATCGCTGGTCCAAGTGGAAGGGTAGCGATGGGCGTGATGGTATACCGGGTAAAGCAGGAGCAGACGGAAGAACACCTTATGTTCACTTCGCTTATGCGGACAGTGGCGATGGCCGAACTGGTTTCAGTTTGACACAAGACGGCACTAAGCGTTATCTGGGTGTATGTACTAACTTCGATAAAGCAAATAGCACTAATCCAGCCGACTATTCGTGGAATGACACGGCTGGTAGCGTGTCAGTTGGTGGTCGGAATCTCTTAAAAGGTTCGAAAGGGCCTTTTAAACCCGACAGAAAACCAACGAATTTTGATAATAATGTTTTATACAAAACCGAAACTTCTGTCTTCTTAGAGCAAAATCAAAAATATCTTATTAGCGCAAAATCAGACGGTAATTTTACTGCTTTGCACAACCCAAATATCGAAAGCGATAATGTGACACTTTGGTTGATTGATGATAAATACCAAAATTATCAGATTGTATCCGATTTGAAGACTGGAACTACAGGAACGCTAGTTACTTGGAATAAACCGACAGGAAATTATCATCTACGGGTCAATACATATCACAAAACGGCTAGCAAATCTGTTTGGGAAGTAAAAATCGAAAAAGGAACAGTCAAAACGGACTGGACCCCTGCGATTGAAGATGTACAGGATGACATCGATTCCAAAGCCGACCAAGTTTTGACACAAGCACAGCTCAATAAGCTCAACGAAGTTAATTCAGTGGTACAAGCCGAGCTTGAGGCTAAAGCCTCCCTCGATACGCTCAACCAATGGGTGAAAGCCTACCAAGATTTCGTGAATGCAAATAACGCCAACCGAGCACAAGCTGAAAAGAATCTTGCGGATGCCAGTGCCCGTGTTGCAAAACTTGAGAATAACTTGAATGATATGTCAGAGCGTTGGAACTTCATTGACAGTTACATGGCATCTTCAAACGAAGGGCTTGTTATCGGTAAAACAGACAACTCTAGTTCTATGCTATTCAGCCCAAGCGGTCGGATTTCGATGTTCTCAGCTGGTAATGAAGTAATGTATATTTCGCAAGGTGTGATTCACATTGAAAATGGTATTTTCTCTAAAACTATTCAGATTGGTCGCTATCGAGAGGAACAGGATTTCATCAATCCTGACAGGAACGTGATTAGATATGTGGGAGGTAGTTAACCATGGTAGAATTTTGGTCAAATAATGACCGTGGATATCGCATTAGGCTGTGGATTGACCAAGTTGGACAGAATATCCAAACCAATACAAGTGATGTCCGTATTCGATTAGCATTGCTGAATCAAGGGTGGACATTTGCAAGCTATCAATGTTCTGGTTACGTCGATGGTTTTGGGCAACGAATTGACTACTCTGGTAGCCCAGCGATGCTTAACCGAAACTCAGAAATACAGTTGATTGACCGCACAATTACTGTCCGCCATGCTGACGATGGGTCTGGTGCCTTCGGTGTGCGTGCGCATTTCAACGGATCGGGTGGATACAGCCCTGGAAACCTAGACATCGGCAATCAAGGCATAACGCTGACAACTATCCCAAGAGGAAGTTCGGTGAGCGTTCCAGAGGGATTCATTGGCAATCAAGTAGATATCACTATCGACAGGAAAATAGCTGGCGCTACGCACACACTGCGCTATTTTTGGGGTAACAAGCAAGGTAAAATTGCTGACAATATTGGGACATCGTTTAAGTGGACAATCCCAGCGGATTTCGCAAACGACATACCGAATGCAACAACTGGCCGAGGTACTATATATGTCGATACTTATGTAGACGGCAAATTGATTCAGACGCAGTCAACAACACTAACAGCAAGCGTTGTTACAGACAACATGAAACCCTCATTCACTGGGTTTACCTTGACAGATACAAATCCAACGACTCAAAGGATAATTCCAGAGCCAACACATTTCGTGTCCATAATGTCACTTGTGAAGGTCGTTTTCAACGGGGCGCAAGCAAAGAATGGAGCTACGATAGCTGGGTACTACGCTGAAATTGTTGGTGCTAGCAATTCTGTTTCAACGAACGGTGGGGTGTTCCGTGAGGTCGCTGTAAGCAAAGATACTCAAATGACCTTGAGAGGGAGAGTTCAAGACTCTCGTGGGATTTGGTCTGATTGGAAAGAGGTCAAAATAACATTTTTATTCTATTTCAGCCCAACACTGAAATTTGAGGTTGTCAGAAGCGGCTCGAAGTCAGATACACTAACCATCAAGAGATTTGCTAAAATAGCGCCGTTGAGCGTCAACGGTGTTCAAAAAAACACCATGAAGCTGACATTTACAACAACAAAAGTTGGAACTAGCAATGTTGTAGCAGATAATGGGCAAGCTGGCGGTGAATGGCCAAGCATTTCTGAATTTAAGGCATCTAATGCAAATTTGGGCAAGGAATACCCTGCGGATACCTCATTCATAGTCACAGGAAAACTAGAGGATAGATTTTCGCCCTCAGAATTTCAAACTACAGTTCCGACCGATAAACTGATTATGTCCTATGATCAACAAGGTGTGGGTATTGGTAAATATCGGGAAAATGGGGCGCTTGATGTCAACGGATTGATTTATTCAGGTCCAAAGCCAATCCAGCACCACCGACTTACAGAAGTTCGAGGTGCTGCGATTATTGAATATAACAATACAAACCTCGATGATTACAGAACGACAGGATTCTTCTCGATAATGAGCACAATGAAGAACTACCCTATCAACAAGCCTAAACCTACAGAGCAAGTAGGGTTTTTAGAAGTGATAGAAGGTTTGGGGGGGATTCATCAATCGCTAACAACAAGTTCTGGCAGGTTCTTCAAACGCACTCTAACGCAGAATACAGTTGGGAAATGGGTTGAGTTCGTGCAAACAAACCAACCCGTTGTTAAAAAAGAAATTTTAATAGGGTATGGTGTCAAAGCTAACGTGATTCGGAAAGGGGATGTAGTGACCTTCAGTTTAATCAGAGGAATCTATTCTGTTGTTGAAGGTGAACACAAGGATTTGGACGAGAAGATTCCAAATGGATTCAAGCCTTGTGTGCAAACTCATTTGGTTGTAAATAAAAATGCAGCTAATGAGCACAAAGGATGTGCAGTGTGGCACCTTGAACCGGATGGGAGTATGTATTTTTCAAACCCAAGTTTTGGAGATGCAGTCTACACAGGGACAGTCACTTACACAACCGAAGACGAATATCCAACAATTGAAGAATAAAGAAAGGAAAATAATATCATGTCACTAAAAATTACAAAACAACGTACAATCAATGCAGAATTTAATGTCGTAGAAGAAGGAACAACAGTTCTGGTTAAACAGACTTACATCAGCATTGACGAGAATGCGGTATCTAGCGTTCAAGAGAATCTACTTAATGCTGAACTCTATGCTAAATATCGCAAACAAATGCGCAAAGATGAGCAAGAACTGCGCACCCTTCGTTACAAAATTGAAGACGAAATTCTAGCAGAGTCTAACGGCACAGAGGTAAGCAATGAACAATAAACCAGATGGGATTTTTGGGCTCTTCGATGTAGTCCGAGACTTCTACGCGCACGGTATCGATGAGCATCCATGGGTACTTTTCCTCGTCATAATTATTTTCTCAGACATTGCCGTAGGTGTGGCTAGAGCTTGGGCTGCTCACGAACTTTCGAGCACCAAATTTCGCAAAGGGGCAATCAGCCATACAGTAATGATTGTGTTCGTGGCAATGTTCTATCCATTCGCAAATTTCATGAATCTGACGAGCATTGTTGATGCATTCATTTTTTCTATGATTGCGGCTTACACTTCTAGTATCTTGGCTAGTCTATCAGCGTTAGGAGTGGAAATGCCTTTTATTGACAAGTATGTTAAGAAAAATATCGATAAAGAGAAGTTTTTTCTAAAGGAGACCGACGAGAATGATGAACGACATCATGACAAGCATTAAGCAGGTTGACGGCGGTTCTGTAATCAAATCAGGAGATACTGCATCAGTATTTGAATTTGAGATTTTGGGCGATGACGGCTTAAAAAAAGACCTGTCTGGGACAGGCAAGCTTGCTGTTTTCAATGCAAAAAAAGTAATTTTGTATGAGGATGTATCTGTAGAATCAGGTCGTTTCAGCTTCAGATTCAAAGATGTAGTAGATCCTGGGCGCTACAAGCTGGAATTAAAATTGGATGGGTTCATTTTCCCGACAGACAACTTTGAAATCCGTGTGCGACCATCGTTTAATCCAGCTAACAGCGTGCCAGAATCGACCGAAGACCCAAAATGAAAGCGTTGGCTGAGGAAGTACGGAAGCACTTAGACAACGATAATATAAACAAGCTTCCAGATCTAGTGACAATTTACAACTTAGCTAAAATATGAAAGGATGAAACATGGCAGAAAATAAACTTGAAGCAGTAGTCGTTGCGATCGGTACAGATATCAAGAACTTGCGTAAGGCAATCAACGACAAGGGAACAAGCGCAGGAATCACTGAACAGCAACTAAACGAGGCAATCAAGCAGCTAAAAGCAGAGATTCTCGGGGACGGAGTTCCAGAGAATCTTGACACGCTCAAAGAGATTGCAGACAAGATCGCTACTCTTAACGGTGACACAAGCGGAGCTATCGTAGCTAAGTTGACAGAGCTTGGCCAAAAGATTGACGCTGTGACTGATGTCGATTATCTATCTGCATATAATCAAGCAAAAGAGGAACAGTGATGAATCTTGTAGAGACAATTAAAAACATCGGTCGAGACATTAAAGAGCTATTCAAGCGGACTGATGCGATTGAAAAAAAGATTGAAGACTCAAACACAGCTCCAACTGGTAGCGTTGACCTAACCCAAATCAAGCGGGATATCAACAATTTGAAGTCTTTGAAATGGTTTGAAGATTCAAGCTCATGGACTAATAACGGTTCAGAAGAACCGCACGTTTGGAAGAATTTAGAAGAAGCGACAGGCGATGTCGGGACTCCGAACATGAACTTGCCATTCTATTTTTTCAAAGACAAAGAAAATGGCGGTATTAATCTATACGGTTTAGACAATCCGCCCTTCTATATTGACCCGGAAACCAAGGAAGCCTCTTGGAGAGGTGATTATGAGTGGATTGATTCAATCACTGCTGAGAATTTGCTAGGATTTGAATTAGCGCATGTTTCAGAAGATAGTTGGGACGCTTACGACAACGGCAAAAATAAAGGTGAAGGCAATGAACGCCGCTTATTTGCTCGTACGTTTGGCGACACCAAGCAGCAAGGCTTGTGGTATGTTGACGACGATGGTCACTTCCAACGCTTGGTTGATACTGTGATTGAGCTAAAAAAAGAAATCGAAAAATTGAAAGGAAAATCAACTGATGAATAAAATTAACTGGTCTGTACGTTTTAACTCAAAGAATAAAACGTTCTTGTATCGTGTAGCGCTTGCGATTGCACTACCCATCTTGACTTACTTTGGGATTAATTTCCAAGATTTGACAAGCTGGGATGCGGTGTTTGGCTTGTTCGGCAAGTTTGTCTCAAACCCCTATTTGGTAGGTTTGACAATCGTAAATATTCTCAACATTATTCCAGACCCAACAACCAAGGGGCTTGGCGATAGTGAGCAAGCATTGGGCTATCACGAACCTCGAAACGATAAGGAGGGCTACTAATATGGCAACAGATAATGACATCATCCAATTTGCGGAAAACCTAGCCGACGCTGGAGTCGGTACCGATGCAGACGGAGCGTGGGGAATGCAATGCGTTGACCTGCCTAACTCTATCTCAATTAATTTCTTTGGCCGTGCCCTTTGGGGCAACGCCATTGACTTGCTCAACTCAGCGGCAGAAGCGGGCTATGAAGTCGAGTATAACCAAGTGGGTAACCTTGACAGTCGTCCACGTCGTGGGGCTGTATTCGTCATGGATACTACTTACATCGCAGGGCACCCATACGGGCACACTGGTCTGGTTATCGAAGATTCAGACGGCTATACCATGCGAACTATTGAGCAGAATATTGACGGTAACGCTGATAGCTTGTATGTTGGTGGTCCTGCTCGTTACAATACACGCAATTTTGACGGTATTGTAGGCTGGTTCTACTTCCCAACGGACAACCAATCACAAGCTCCTGCACCAACTCCGACCCCGTTTGATGGTATAATTACTATTAACGAGGAAACCGGGACATTCACGGTTGAAGTCTCAGCTCTTAATGTTCGAGCTGGTGCTGGTCTAGGTGCTGAAATTGTGGCAGTCTATGGAGCCGGTGAAACTATCAACTATGACGGTTGGTGTGACGTTGACGGCTATATCTGGATTAGCTACATTAGCTGGTCTGGTAATCGTCGCTATGTTGCAGTCGGTCAGTCAGAGAACGGTCGGCGTGTAACGTCATTCGGTTCATTCGCTTAAACTGTAAATAACAGACCACGAAACAAAATAAAATAAAAGGAGTATATCACCTCCCCTCAGACCACAGTAGGGACATCATGGTGGTAGTGGTCGAGCCTCAGCGTTTGCTGGGGCTTTTTTTATTTGGTATAATATATCTAGAAAAGCGCCAGTAACTCTACGGGGGCTGGTGCGTTTTTTATTTATTTGTGTTATAATAAATATCCATCATAGGCAAAGAGCTACGAGGTTATCTCATAGCTCTTTTTTTATTTGTGATTCCCGTAGATAAGTGATACTATAGTCGGTGGAATACTTGGTATCATTTCGATAAATTTCTCGAACTGTCCGGCTTTGTGCCGGGCTTTTTTATTTTGCAAAAAACTCAAATTTATTTGTAAAAAGTGTTGACAAACTATCATGTATGATATATAATATACATGTAAGATAAAGGAAGGAAGTAAACGAAATGAAATCACAAGTAATGAGCCTAGCATGGAAAATCTTCAAAAACGAAAAAAACGACGTGACTTTTTCTGAAGCATTGAAATTCGCTTGGAAAGCCGTTAAACGTCAAAAGATGGCGGATGATTTCTATTTCTTCCGTTCTTCAAACGTTAAATTCCAAGGTGTTAAGAAATGGTTTGCTGAAAAAGAATTTCGTGGACGCAACAAGAAAGATTTGGCGTTTATGTCAGTAAGTGCAATCAGCGTTAAAGGATTGGTCGAAGAAACTGATAAAGCGGTTAAACTTGAAATCGTGACACCTTACGGAGTTTCTGCTAAATGGTACCCAAAGAGTGTAATTGCTTAATAAAAAAGGAGAAATCAAAATGACTACTTACAAAGAATATAAACAAGGATTGAAAGAACAACGTGAGAGAGTACAAGCCATTCGCAATGAAGTTTTCTCAGACAACGCAGAAAAACTAGAAACAGACCTCGTAAGAATTGCGAACGGAGATGTTTATAAAATCATTCCACGATTTGGGACTAAATACGAAGATAGCCGAATCATCAAATTAGATCCAGAAGATGTGGAATATCACATCGAAGAAGCTCGCAAAGTTAGAGAGCTTGCGAAAATTATGGCAAGCAAGGATTAAAAAAGAGGAACAAAGACATGATTATCAACAACGACATCAAAGACCTAATTTTAGAATACGTAGGACGTTATTTCAAGTTCGAGAATGACTTCTATAAATTGCCAAACATCAAATTCACTGACGCAAACTGGCAAAAATTCAAGAACGGGGACACTTCCATCGAAAAAATGGGAGCAGCACGGGTGAATGCCATGCTTGATTGCCTATTTGATGATTTTGAACTTGCCATGATTGGTAAGGCTCAAATTGATTACTACATGGATAATTCTTTAAAAATGAATATGCCATTTTACGCCTATTATGATCAATTCAAAAAACAACAACTCTTAAAATGGCTTGAAAATAGCCACGATGACATCATTGGAGGGGCTGGCAGAATGTACACGGCAAGCGGAAACTGGATTGCTAGTGCTTATTTAGAAATTGCATTGGAATCCAGCTCGTTAGGTGGCGGTGGCTATATGCTTCAAATGCGTTTCAAGAACTACTCACGAGACCCTAGACCGATACCAGCAGGTCGCCAAAATCGACTTGAGTGGATTGAAAATAATTTAGAGAATATCCGTTAA